GGCACATTTACCGAGTTAACACAAGGTATTACCGACCGTCTCAATGCTCTTGGGTTTGATTTTGATGATTTTGGCGAGGCTGTAAAGGCGGCGTGGGAAGGCTTTTGCAATCTGTTAGCCCCCATTTTTGAAGGGGCTTTTGAAATTGTTGCAGAAATTTTTGAAGCTGTATCCGGAACAATCTTAGGATTGATGGATGTATTTACAGGCGTGTTTTCCGGCGATTGGGAACAGGCGTGGACAGGCGTAAAAGAAATTTTTTCGTCGATTTGGGAAGGTATCAAATCTATATTACAAACAATTCTGGACGCTTTAAAAGGTGTTGCGGATACGTTTTTAGGCTGGTTTGGTACAGATTGGGAAACTGTCTGGACATCTGTAAAAGCGTTTTTCACAAACACTTGGACAAATATTCAGACGTTCTTCTCCAATACACTGACTAACATCAAAACGTTCTTCTCCAACATATGGACTTCTATTTCTACGACTTTCACAAACATTCTGACATCAATCCAAACAACAGTAACCAATGTTTTTACCTCTATCAAGACGTTTGTAACAACAATCTGGCAGGGTATTTATACGTTTTTTAGCACAATTTTTAACGCAATTTATACAGTAGTATATAATGTGTTTAATACGATATATACAGTGATTACAACTGTATGGACAACTATCTATACAACGATAGAGCCGTTGATTAACGCTTTCGGATATTTGTTTGAAACAATTTTTGAAGCGATTCGAATTGTCGTTGGAAGGGTTATGGACTGGATTTCTGAAAAAATTAGTGCTATTTGGAACGGAATTGTTGATTTTATAACACCAATTTTAGAAAGCATTCGGGATTTCTTTTCTGAAATCTGGACGGCTATCAGCGATAAAATACAAGAAAAGCTGGAGTTTATAAAAAATCTTGTCGAAACCATTTGGAATGGAATAAAAGACTTTTTAGAGCCACTCTTAACTGCTCTACAAACAACGTTTACAAACATTTGGGAGGCTATTCGGTCGCAGATTGATGCGGTATCCAATGCAATCCGTTCCCTCATTGAGCGGATTTGGAGTTCTATTTCTGGGACGATTTCTTCTGTTATGGATAGCATCCGAAACACTTTTTCCAGCATTTGGGACAGCATCTCGGATAAAATATCGTCTGTTGTAAATGGAATTAAAACAAATGTATCCAACGCATGGGAAAACATCTATGACAGTATCTCCAATCTTATGAGCCAGATTAAAAATAAGATTTCCGATATTTGGGACGGTATACACGACGGAATTTCTGACAAAATCGGCGACATCCGAACAACCATCGAAAACGGACTTAACGGTGCAATTAACTGGATAAGAGGACTGGCTTCTGATGCGTGGAACTGGGGCAGCGATATTATCTGGGGCATTATTGATGGTATTCAAAGTGCTATCGGCTGGCTGGCGGATTGTGTCACCAATGTTGCCGATATCATTCGGGATTTCCTGCACTTTTCTGTGCCGGATAAAGGTCCTCTGACAGATTATGAAAGCTGGATGCCGGACTTTATGCAAGGGCTGGCTGACGGAATCAATAAAAGCAAAAAGATTGTAACGCAAGCAGTCGCTGCGGTAGCAGATGGGATTTCCGTGTCTATGCAGGGTAACTTGCAGATGGATGCTTTAAAAAGCGAGCAAGGCTCTGCCGGAGCAACAACGACTGTTATCAACAACGACAACAGCCGCACCATCAACCAGACCAACAACAGTTCAAAGGCTCTCACTCGACTGGAAATCTACCGGCAAACGAGAAACGCAATCAATGTGTGAGGTGTTTTATGCGATTTACGCTTATCATCGAAAATGCAGCTGGTGACCGCATCAACATGACTGCCACCGCAAATAAGTACATGATTTCTAAGATTGACGGATTGTATCCCCCTGCTGGGACGATTTCCACATCTTCCTATGCGGGCATGAACGGCAGCTATCTGAATAACGCCTTTGTCGAGAAGCGAAATTTAGTGTTGTCATTTGAGATGCGAGGCTACGGCAGCAACATCGAATTAAACCGCCACGCCCTCTATCGGGTTGTGAAAACCGCTCAATATCTCAAGGTGTATTACCGCACAGTCGGGATTGATGTTTACACAGAGGGGTATGTCGAGAGCTGCACCGTGACCAATTTCAGCGAGTTGGTCAACGGGCAAATCAGTATCATTTGCCCAGACCCCTACTGGTACAGCATGCAGCCCATCTATGCATACAGTCAATCCGTATTTGGAGCGTTTCACTTTCCCTTTCCGGAAAGCGATGAACCGTTTCCGTTGGGCGTTTACAGCACAGACAAAACTTTGTCCATCTTCAATTCTGGCGAAGAAGTAGGAATCCTGATTACCTTAGAAGCCGCCTCTGGCGAGGATGTTCCGAATCCCGTTACAACAGCAGTTGCATTGTATGATGACGATACATCAACCTATTTCCAGCTGCGATTGGACATCTTACCCGGCGACAAAATCATCATCAATACCAAACAAGGGCAAAAGTCGGTTACGCTGGTGCGAGATGGTGTAACAACCAACATCATCAACTGCATGACCTCTGGTTCAACGTGGTTCACGCTCCGCAAGGGGTTAAACCGGTATCGGTTGAGTGCACCAAAATACATCACCGCAACCATCCAGCACACAGATGCGTACTTAGGAGTGTAAATTTATGCTAATTGAGGTTTATCAAATGACCGCCGCCGAAAACACGGTATCTATCACCTTAGAGGCGGTCTGCGATGCGTTCTCAAGTTTCCTTTGGGACATCGAATATTTTCAATGCGGGCAGTTTGAATTGTATATTGCTGCTACGCCGGAAACCGTTGCTGTCTTTCAAACAGGTCGCTTAGTCGGCAGAAAAGACGATACGGAACACTATGGATTGATTGAGTCTGTCCGGATTCAAACGGATGCGGAAAACGGCGATTATCTGACTGTAAGCGGTCATTTTCTCATGATTTTGTTGTCTCGTCGCATTATCTATCCAACGATGGTAATCAAAGAGCAGACCAGCTATGGTGAGATTATACACACCGCAATTCAGAAAAATTGTTTGCAGCAAAACGAGCGTTTTCTTCCGGGCTTGCAGCTCGGCGAAATCACTGGCGACTGCTGGAAGCAAGAAACCCACTTGCAAATCAGCTATGCAAACCTGATGGAGTGGATTTATAAAATTTGTGAATTGGTCGGCGGAACGGCGAACATCTCCCTCGTTGAAACAAAACCAAACAGCCGCAATTATCAAATGGTGTTTACCCTGTCGGAGGGTGTTGACCGCAGCATTTTACAAGACACCTATCCGCATGTGATTTTTTCGGATGCGTTCCACAATTTGCTAACCTTTGACTATCTCAGAAACGCAGCTGCACAGCAAAATGCAGCTTACACGTTAGGGGCTGGCGAGGGTGAGGCTCGTAAACGTGCATTTTGCACCCTCGACCCAGAGCCGACACGCTGGGAACGGTATGAGGTCTATGTGGACGCTCGTGACCTGTCCGAAGAAACACAAAATGATGCAGGAGAATCCGTCACCATCCCAGAGGACGAATACTTGAAAATGCTGGAAGAACGAGGACGGGAAAACTTGTCCTCAGTGGAAGAAATCAGCGAATCCAGCATCACCGCAACCGCACCGCAAGAGCAGTATCCGCAGGATTATCAGGTCGGCGACTGGGTGACGGTACAGCAAACCCGTTTTGGTTTGTCGCAAAATCGCATCCGACTAATCGGCATGATCGAGAGTTTTGACCAAAACGGCAGGAGTTTGACACCTACTTTTCAGGAGGGATGAGTATGGCTTTTTCATACGGTTTTTTCAATGCAAAGAACTTAGACCGGGTTTATACAGCAGAACATTTTACCAGTTATCTATCCAGTATCATTTGTGACGGGATTCAGGACACTTACGGCGAGTGTTTTTCGATTACACCAGCAGGTGGGTTTCAGCTTCGGATTGGAAGCGGCAAAGCTTGGATTCAGGGACACTATTTTCAGAACGACAACGGTTATATCTTAGACTTGTCGCAGTATGCAGATAGTTCCCTGCCCCGCTATGTCACCGTCGGTATCTCATGCGACACGCAAGAATCTGTGCGGAGCGTGCAAATCGAGGTGCTTGCAGGTACGCCAGCCGTTGCCCCGTTTATCCCGTCTTTCAGTAACAATGACACGAAAACCACACTGACCCTCTGTCAGGTGCGAGTCAATGGTGGGTCGAGTGGGATTACCGCTTCCAACATCACAGACTGCCGGGAAGATGAGGAATTGTGCGGTTATTGCCGCTGCATCCTCGGCAAGTGTAGGGTTACAGAGATGCTGACAAAAATGGACCAGACTAATGCTTATCTAAAGCAGTTGCAAAAGCGGCTGGACGATATGAGCAATCAGGTTGCAGATTTGCAGACAAAAGTAGACGATTTGACAGGCGGAGAAGTTTCAGAAACGGGAATTTGTGGCGAAAACGTTTATTATGTACTATACGCCAACGGAAAATTACTGCTGCGTGGGACCGGTGCAACTTACGACTACAAAGCAGAGAGCACGGTGTTTGGTAGCAATCTCAACATTAAAAATATTGTTGTTAGCAACGGCATTACAAGCTTAGGTGACAATTTATTTTATCATTATGTTATGCTTTCAAGCTGGGGGGCAGATGTGACGCCTCTGACATTGGAATGTGACCGGTCTTTCTGGGAAAAATATAGTGACAATGTTACAAAAAGGAATGCGTTTAAGAAGTTTTATCCGGAACATGAAGAACTGTTTCCGCAGGCTATAAATGATTTTTGGAATAA